CAGACGGTATGAGACCTAGTAGAAATATTAAACCTGCAATAGCAATGTATTTATCTAAAGTAACAGTGGAGATATCATAATGGCATTAACATTTTCAGAACTAGTCACAAAAGTAAGAGATTATACCGAAGTTGATTCAAATGTTTTAACCGATTCAATTGTTGAAGGATTTATTACAGATGTTGAATTAACTATATCTAGAGCTGTTGATGGCATGGATGTAGACCGTAAGTATTCTTTGTCTACATTTACTTCTGGAAATAGATATTTAGTATTACCTGCAGATTTATTATATTTAAGAGCGGTTCAAGTATTTGATTCAACTACATCAGGAACTCCTAGAATCTATTTAGAGAAGAGAGATCAAACTTTTATTTCTGAATATTCGCCAGATACAAGTCCACTAGTAACTGGAATTCCAAAATATTATGGATATTGGGACGAAAATCCAACTTATATATTAGTGGCTCCAGCACCAAGTGATGCTTTTACGGTACAGATTAATTATATTAAAACACCTCAACATCTATCAGCTACTAATACTACGACATATCTGTCAAGTTATGCTGAAAATTTATTATTCTATGGTGTAATGACTGAGGCTTTTGGTTTTTTAAAAGGCCCACAGGATATGTACAACCTGTACAAAAACCGTTATACTGAGGAATTGAAAACTTTTGCTATTCTTCAAAAAGGATACAGAAGAAGAGATGATTATAGTGATGGGGTGACTCGAATACCATTAGACTCACCTAATCCTTAATAAAATTAACTAAGGAGTAATAATGGCAATAACAACAAACGCAATAGCGAATTCTTTTAAGAAAGAACTATTAGAAGCAAAACACAACTTTACACAAACAACTGGTGATAAATTTAAACTAGCTTTATACGATTCATCTGCAACTTTAGGTGCATCAACAACTTCATACACAACGGATAATGAAGTTGGAGCATCTGGTCAATATACTGCAGGTGGTGGAGCTTTAGCAGTTGGATCTCAACAAACATCTGTAGCATCAGGTGTTGCGATCGTAGACTTTGGTGATAGATCGTTTACAGGGGTAACATTAACAGCTAGAGGTGCATTAATTTATAATACATCAAACTCAGATAGCGCAGTTGCTGTTTTGGATTTTGGTGGTGATAAAACTGCAACGTCTGGTACATTCACTGTCCAATTCCCTGACTTTACAACTTCTGCTGCTATTTTAAGAATTAGCTAAGAAAGTAAAATGCAATGGCATCAACTTGGAGTGCAGGTAACTGGGGCATAAACAATTGGGGAGATCAAGCAAATCTCACTCAAGAAGTAACTGGTTTATCTGCATCTTCAAGTATTGGAATTACAACTCAAAGTTCAGAAATTAATCTAGGTTGGGGACGAGAAACTTGGGGAACTCAACCTTGGGGTGATAATACTAACTTTGTAACAGCTTCAGTTACAGGTATTTCTTTATCGTCTAACATAGGATCTGTCATAGCTGATGGTGAAATCAATGCAGGTTGGGGACGACAAGATTGGGGTAACCAAGTCTGGGGTGATGCTTACTCGGTACAACTATCAGGTATTAGTTTAACATCAGCTATTGGAAATGAAGAAGCATTTACTGATTTTACAATTGAAGTAAATGGACTTGAATTACAGACAGAAATTAATTCAGTTGGGACTTCAGCTAATTCTGATAATGAAATAGCTCAAAGTGAATTATTAACAACAGGTATTGGTAGTGTATCTGTTACAGGGACAGCATCTATTGATGTAACAGGTATTGTATTAACAAGTGGAGTAGGCCAAGTTGTTGCTGAACCTAGACTTGATGTTCTAGTAACTGGGGTAGAATTAACAGGTTTTGTTGGAAATTCAGACGCTTTAGGTAATGCAAATGTTCCTTTAACAGGGGTTTCTTCAACGGTTTCTGTAGGGACTGCGGACGGCGTATCTGTTGCTGAAGCAACAGGTATTTCTGCTACATTTAATGTAGGTCAAGTTACAGTAACTGGAACTGCAGTGGTTATTCCTACAGGTATAGGCTTGACAGCTAATACTGGTTCGCCTAATATTACAACATGGCGTGAAATAGACCCAGGCGTAACAAATACATGGACAGAGGTTGATTTAGCAGCTTAAAAAATGTATATTGTAAAAATTATAAGGAGCTAAAATGGCATCAAGTTATTCGACCGATTTAAAAATCGAACTAATGGTAACAGGGGAAAACTCTGGTACATGGGGCGATAAAACAAATACAAATTTAAATTTAGTACAACAAGCAATTGCAGGTTATCAAGAAATAGATGTTGCGTCAGCTGATGTAACTTTAGCAATGACAGATGCAGCAATTTCAAATGCAAGAAATATGACTTTGAAATTTACAGGAACTTTAGCTGCAAATAGGATAGTGAACTTTCCTACAGGAATTGAAAAGTTTTTTAATATTATTGATGGAACGGATCATGCAGGAAATACTTTAACATTTAAAGTTACAGGACAAACTGGATTTTTATTATGTGAAGGTCATTCATATATTTGCCATGCAGATGGAACAGACATCGTAAAAGATTTAGAATTTAAAAAATGGAGAGCAATCTCTTCAGCTGAAACAGTTCAACCAGGAGCACAAATTTTAGTAGATACTTCTGGAGCGGCTGTAACAATAACATTACCTGCTTCACCGTCTACAGGTGATGAGGTAACATTTGTAGATGCAAAATATACATTTGATACTAACGCATTGACTGTTGGTAGAAATGGTTCTAATATAACAAACGCAGCAGCCGACCTAGTTGTTAATACAGAAGGTGCAGGATTTACTCTTGTATATTCTGGTGATGCAACAGTTGGTTGGACTTATAAGGATAAATAATTATGGCAAACTACGAAGCAACTAGATATGATTTTGATGGAGCTAACCTTACAGGTATTGAAGGTATTCCAACAGCAACAATTGTACCGTGGTCAGATTCATCTATTCCAACTGGATTCTTAGAATGTACAGGTCAAGCTGTATCTAGATCAACATATGCAGATTTATTTGCAATCGTTGGTACAACTTATGGAGCAGGTGATGGTTCAACAACTTTCAATGTACCAGACTTACAAGATAACGTAGCGGTTTCAAAATCTAATAACAAAACTTTAGGTTCAACTGGTGGAGCAAATACTGTATCTTCAACAGGAAACGTTGGCGGTTCAACAGCTAATGCGACTTTATCAACAGCACAACTAGCACAACACAGACACACAATCGAATTGAGAGACCCTGGGGGAGGATACCCTTTCGGAATTGCTGCAGGATTTCACACTGGTGGTCAAGCAATGAATACTGGATACGAAGGTCAAACACAAGGTCACGCTCACAACATGAGTGCGAACTTTACTGGTGATGCAACTTCAGTATTACAACCTTATTTAACAGTAGTTTATATTATTAAAACTTAGGAGAAAAAATGGCAAGTAACGGAAATTGGACAGTAGTATTTGATGACAAAGTCATCATTAAACAAAATGGTAGTGATGTAGGGCCTCAAATAATTAATGACGATACTTTTTGGAATCAATCTAAATTTTCAAACATTTGGGCAATTCAATATGGAACATCTAATACTTCAGATGAAGTAGAATACAGAGATGATACACCTAATGGTTCATATGCTGATGCAAACTTAGGTGATTTCCAAGCTTTTATAGATAAGTGGGATGCTGCTCATTTAGCTGAATTACAAGCTGCTTGGGATGCAGATCCAAGACCTGAATCTGAAAAAGGTGCAAGACCTACTTCTTACTCTTCATAATCAGTTATAAATAAACTAGCTGTATATCTTCTTAGATTAGGTTGATTATTTGCGTGAGCAGAATGTATCCAATCTGACGGAAATAAAATAGCTCTGTTTTCTCTAAAACCAACATGGATATCTAATTCAAAATTATCTTCAGTTCCATGATAAAAAACTGTTCCATTAGTATTAGCAGCTGGTCCTTTTAACATCATTAAAACATTTATTTTTGAACCTGTTTTAACATCTGTATGAGGTATAAATTTTTCTAAATTTCTTATGTCTACACCGCTATCTTCATGTGTTTCTTTAATTTTTATTTTAAATTTTTTTTCTGATTGATTAATAAATGTTTTTAATAGACCAGGATCATTTTTTAAAATAAACCTCATACCATAATAGGTATCTTTATTTTTTATTTTACCTCCATGCAAATATCTAGGTTCGTAACATAATGAACCTGTAATATGATTTTTTATATTTTGAAATAAAATATCTTCAAAAAAATTATCTATAATTTTAATCATATTTTTATGTAGGTTTTAAAGTCATCCAAGAAGTTAATATATATTTTTTATTGGATAAAGGTGGATTACCTCTATGTAAATAAGGAAATGCAGCAGGCCAAATAACTATTCTACCAGTTTTAGGTTTTACTCTTTTTGAAAAATGTAAAAATTCAGTTTCCCCTCCTTCTTTTACATCATTTAAATAAATTGTATATACAAAAGCTCTAGCTTCCATTTCAAAACCTTTATTATGTTCTATATGCCAAACATGATATCCTTCGGTAGGCAATGTTTTTTGTAATTTTAAACTAGAAAAATGAAATTGAATATTATCATAAGCATCTTGTGCTCCTGTATTTTTCACATAATGTTTCCAAGCTATTTCAAAATTTAAAATCATAGGTTTTAATTCGGTCCACCAAATTTCTATGTTATTACCATTTGCAAAAAATTGTTTATCTTTTTTTTCTAAAATAGAAGCATTTTCAAAATCAATTCTATTTAGTGTATGATGAAATTTATTTTGTGTTTCGAAAAGTTTTATTGCTTTATTACATTCTTCTTTAGTAATGTAATTATCATATACTCCAATAAAATTATCTATGTTATTTTTTTTATTTATCATTTTTTATTTCATAAACATTTGCACAGAAATCCTTGGTACAACTGGGCTTAAAATAGTATTTACTTTATGTGTAATAGGAGTTTTTACAATAACTAAAGAATTACCCACAGGAGGTATCCACCCATGACCTGTATTATTAGTAAACATAAATTCTCCACCCCAATGTGAATTCCATTTGTGATTTATATAATAAGTAGCTCCATATTTCCAGTTAGCATCATGATGCCAATTTATACCAGTTCCTTTTTTCATATAATGAATTGTAGTTGTTATTTTTTCTACATCTTTTATTTTAAAATAAGCATTATGTTTAACTAATGTCTTTAATATTTCAAATGGTTTATAGTTATCTACACCAACTCTTAAAGGGGGTATAAGGTTAGTAATTAAATTTTCATTCCATTTGTCTTTTACACTATGTAAATTTATTTTTTTTCTTTCTTTAAAGATTGCATTATGAATGCCTTTATATATTTTAAAGTCTAAAAAATTATTTATCCACCATATTTTACCTGGTACTGAATACATTAACTTCATGATTTTAAAAAACAATTTATACAGTACCTAACGCCTTTAGTGACAGGTTCAGTTCCATGTATCCAAATAGGTTCAGCTGGAAATATCATGGCATCACCTGTTTTAAAATAATGTTTTATTTGACCATCAAAAAATCTAAATTCACCACCTTCATAATCTTCATTTAAATTTAAGGTGCAAGATGCTCTTGTGTTACTGCCAACATCAGAGTGATCTTTTATACTTGCTCCTTTTTTGTATTTTAAAATTCTAATATTATCTGTCTTACTTATAAGACAATCATTAAAGTCTGGAGATATTTTTTTACTTTTTATGTAAAGTACATAGTTTGTTATCATTATAGATATATACTTTTTTGCCTCTTCTAAAGCATATAATATATCTTCGTTAGGGTTTTCTATAATAGATAAATTTAAACAATCAAAATCATCTATTTCTTTTTTATCGGTTTTAAATTTGTAACTGTTTTCTAAATGTAATAACTCAGGATATTTTTCAAATATCTCTATAATTTTTTGACAAACTGTTTTTGGAACTAGTCCATTAATGATGTACTTTAAATCTGATATTTTATGATTGTAAGCCATTTTCCTTTAACTTCGTATATTCAAATTGATTCTTTTCGCTAATATTAAATATTAAACTATATCTTTCTCTATCTTCTTCATATGTATCAAAACCATGTAATATTTCAGGGGGGAAAATATAATAGTCTCCAGGTAAAGGAGTTATTTTTATGTTTAATTCAGGTAGTATTAAATCACATCCTTTTGTTAAATATAATATACCATGTAGACAAGTATGTGTGTGATATTTTAAGCTGTTCCCTTTTTTAATTTGATTACCCCAAGCATTATGAACAGTATTTTTTTGTAAAAAATGTTCAAATATATGGGGGTGTGTCGTTTGATATTTATTTATTAAATAAGTCATAAAGTTAACAAATTCGGGTTTATCTACAAAATAATTCCAATCAGTCATGTTCCCTTTTACATTAGTAAAATTTTTCATTTTAGGATCTAAATTAGATTTTATTTCTAATATAAAATTATGTATTTGATCTGGATATGGATAGTTTCCAAATATTATATTTACGGTTCTAGGGTATGTAATATTTAAACTACTTTTATCTTCATTTAATTTATTATTTTTATCTAATAAACTAATCATTTAATAATTTTGATTTTTCTATTTGAGTTTCGTCTAAAGTTTTATCTTGTGTTTCTAATTTTTTTACAGTGATTTTATTTGGTTTCCATTCTTCTTTATTAACTTTTTTACCACCTCGATCTGGCATTGTTTGAAATATTGTAATATAACTTCCATCATAAGGTTTAAGTTTTTCTTTCCACCAATCAGGTTCTTTGATAGTATAATGTGCATTTTTTCCATTAGTTAAAACTTGTGTAGCAGGATAACAAGTAATTGTTAAAAATACTTTGTTACCATAACTAAATATATCTTTTAATACTTCTTCAACTTTATCTTCTTGCACATGTTCCATGACATCAATACATAAAATTAATTCATATTGGCTAGTTGGTTTATTTGAAAATTGTGGAACCGCAGGGTCATATGGAGTTATATTTATACCCATTGGTGAACCTGGAAGCTTTCTATTATTAAATAGAATAGAGTGAAATTTTGCTTTACCACAACCATAATCTAATATGGTTTTAATATTATTTTCTTTTATTAAATTAAAAATTTGATGTTTATATTCTGCTAATGCTTCACCAATCCAATTGGTTTGGTTTACAGCATGAAATTTAGTTGCTTCTTCTAATGATTCATACATAATTTTTCTCTTTATATTCTTTGTAATGCTTATAGCATAGCTCTGTAAATTTAGTCAAATGTAAAGCTTCCGCAAATGTATTTACTTTATATGCATCAATACCCTCATAACCCATTTCTTTTGCTACTCTAAATCTATAATGACCACAATGGATTTCATCATCTTTAAATACAGCAGGAAATAATAATCCATCTTCCTTCATGTATTTACGAACAGTCTCTAAATGTTTTTGATCCCAGTCTATTTTGTTTTCTAAAGTATCAAAGTTTATAGTAGATAATTTTTTAGGAAACCATACTATTCTGGCTTTCATTATATTCATATTAGCCTCTATACTATAGACTAAATGTATTGTAAAATGCATTTATGGCTTTAACAAAAATACCTTTTAGACCTGGTTTTAATAAGCAATTAACAGATACCCAGAATGAAAACAACTGGGTAGATGGGGATAATGTGCGTTTTAGATACGGTCAACCTGAAAAAATAGGAGGTTGGGTTCAAGAAACTTCTTCCGAATTGATTGGAGCTGCAAGATCAATTCATACGTTTACAGATTTAGATGGTCGTAAGTATGCTGCGATTGGTACTAATAGATTATTATATGTTTATTATTCAGGTGAGTTTTATGACATTACTCCTATTGACCCTGACCGACAGCAAACAGGAGCGGATATTACTACAACAAACGGTTCAACAACCGTCACAATTACAACTACAGGAGCAAATAACTTAGAGCCTGGGGATATTGTTACATTTGAAAATGCAGGATCTTTTACTGGTGGTCAAACAAATTATACGGCTACTGATTTTGATGATGTTTTGTTTGAAGTTAAAACAGTTCCAAGCACTACAACTTTTACAATAGAAATGCCTACCGCGGAAACAGGTACAGGAGCCACGAACGACGGAACATTAGACCCTTTACCTTATATTCAAATCGGCCCCTTAGTTCAAACACCTGGATATGGATGGGGTGCAGGAACTTGGGATGCGGGAACTTGGGGAACTGCTAGAACTACTACTAATACTTTTTTAGATCCTGGGTTATGGTCTTTAGATAACTATGGTCAAATTTTAATAGCTACTGTTTTAAATGGCAGATCGTTTGAATGGTCTCCGTTAAACACAGATACAGCTGCACTACAAACAAGAGCAACCAGTATTGCAAATAACCCTACAAAATCTATAATGACTATTGTGTCTGATAGAGATAGACATTTATTTCATTTAGGAACCGAAACAACAATTGGATCTCCTTCTACACAAGATAAAATGTTTATTAGATTTTCTGATCAAGAGAATAGAAGTGTGTATCAACCTACCTCAGTTAACACTGCTGGGACTTTTCAATTAGACTCTGGGACTGAAATAAGAGGTGCGGTTCAAGGTAAAGATTTTACGTTTGTTGGTACTGATACTTCAGCTTATATTATGCAGTTTGTCGGTCCGCCTTTTACATTTTCTATTAGACAAGTAGGATCGAACTGTGGAGTTTTAGGACAAAACTCAATGGTGTTTGTAGACACCTCAGTGTATTGGATGTCTGACGAAGGTGGATTTTTTACCTACGACGGATCTGTAAAAAGAATGTCTTGTCCTGTAGAAGACTTTGTATTTAAAACAACAGGGACTAACCCAGGTTTAAATTTTAATGCGGGTCAACAGGTATATGCATCACACAATAGTTTATTTAATGAAATCATTTGGTTTTATCCTGATGCCTCAAGTAATTTTGTAAATAGAATGGTTATTTATAATTATTTAGAAGACACTTGGGTCACAGGAACTTTAGCAAGATCATCTTACGCAGACCAAGCTGTATTTGATAAACCTTACGGGACTAAGTTTACACAAAACAGTGCACCTAACTTTCCAACAGTTAACGGTATAAGCGCATCTCAAGGTAAATCCACATATTACCAACATGAAACAGGAGTCAATGAAGTAGACTTTAATGGTAACAAAACTGCTATAGCTGCTTTTATTGAATCAGGTGACTTTGATTTAGATATTGGAGGAGAAGGAGAGGTGTTTATAAAAATAAGAAGATTTGTTCCAGATTTTAAAGTGTTGCAAGGTAACGCTAAAGTTACAATGCAGTTAAGAGATTATCCAGCAAATTCTCAATCTAGTTCTCCTTTGGGGCCATTTACAGTAACCAGTTCTACAACTAAAATAGATACTAGAGCTAGAGCGAGACTAGCTGCTTTAAAAATAGAAAACGATTCAACAGATGAAAATTGGAGATTAGGTTTATTTAGATTTGATTTTCAACCAGACGGTAGAAGATAATGGCTAAAGTTACAGTACAAATACCAGAGCCTAGTGAAAAATATGATTCAAATAATCAAAGACAATTAACAGCGTCTTTAGAAACATTAAAAAATCAATTAAACTTTGCTTTTCAAGAAGAGTTAAAACAAGAAGTAGAAAGATTTACTTGGTTTAATATGAGGTCAAATTAATGAGTTGTAATAATGTCAACGTTGAACCAACTGTAATTGGTGGTGGAGATGGCTCTACTGCTTATGATGCATTTGGAAGATTAAGAGTATCTAATCCACTTACTATATTTGATTCTACAAATGTATTATCTAAAAATAATCTGTTCGATGAATCATTAACTGGATCAGGAACAGTTAGTTATACAGCAAATAAATCTACAGTTAATTTAAATGTCACCACAGCTAGTGGTGATAAAGTTATTAGACAATCTAAAAGAGTAATGTCTTATCAACCAGGTAAGTCATTATTAAATTTAAATACATTTGTAATGAATGCTCAAGAATCTGGGTTAGAACAAAGAGTTGGAATGTTTGATGCAAACAATGGAATATTTTTTGAAGACACAGGAACAGGTTACCAAATAGTAAGACGTACTTATGTTACTGGTTCTGCTGCAGATAATGATGTTGCTCAATCTTCTTGGAACGGAGATAAATTAGATGGTACAGGAGCTTCTGGTTATACATTAGACCCAACTAAAGCTACTATTATGTTTACTGATTATGAGTGGTTGGGTATGGGATCCGTTAGAGTTGGATTTGTAATTGATGGTAAATTTATTGTTGCTCATACTTTTTTAAATGCAAATAACTTATCGACTGTTTATATGCAGACAGCAAACTTACCAATAAGATATGAAATAGAAACAACTGGCACTATATCTGGTGCAGCAGTATTACAACAAGTATGTTCCACAACTATGATTGAAGGTGGCTATGCTCCTGGAGGATTAAGGCAATCAATCGGAACCGCGTCTCTTGGAGGTGTTAATTTAACAACAGCTGGAACTTATTACAATTTAGCGACTATAAGATTAAAGTCCTCAAGACCTTACGCTGTTATTGTGCCAATAGACATTGCTGCATCAGCTATATCTAACTCTGATTTTCAAATAGAACTTAGATTAAATGCTACACCATCTACTGCATTTTCGTACACAAGTTATTCAGATAATGTAGAATATGATCTAACAGGAACTACAACGATTACAGGTGGGACAATCGTCGGACAAGCTTATCTATCTGGTAAAGGTGCAAATAATTTACAGTTTCAACAAGATGGTTTTAATTTTGAATATCAATTAGGACAGACAATTGGTGGAACATCTGATACATTAACACTATGTGCTAAAGGTGGGTCAAATGGAGATGACATCTGTGGTACATTAAAATGGGTTGATTTAACATAATGGCAAATATATATAAAAACGCATTCTATGATCCAACGACTACAGCATCTACGACGCTGTACACAGCTCCAGCTAATGCTAGAGGTATTATACAAAATATTCAAATCACTAATGAATCGGGGTCGAAGATCTGTAAAGCGTCGGTCACGGACGACTCTGCATCAACTACTTATCAAATAGCTTATGCAAATATTAGTGGGCCTACAATTTGTAATGTCGCAAAGGGGCCAATTATATTAGAAGAGAATGATTCTATTGCACTTGAAACATCGACCACGGACGCTATAACAGCAGTTATATCTATATTAGAAATAAGTAGAGAAGATCAGAATGGCTAAACAAAAATTTACACACTATGTCCCTCGTCCAAAGCCTAAGAAACGTCCTGGACGTCACAAGAAGACACTTAACAAAAATGAAAAAAGGGATTATAAGAAATATAACAGACAAGGAAGAACATGAGTAAAACAGTAATAATAGACGGTAAGGAAGTTCCAGTATTACCAGCTAAAGCAGAAGAAGAAATTCTTAACAAAAGAACTGGTACGAAGTATGCTAGTAAAGAAGAATTTGATGCTGATGTTGCAGATTATAATACTGATACTACTGCCGACGATTTACAGATTAATCAAAAAATAACAGTTGCATCATTAGATATATTTGGTAAAACCAAGTAATGTTACCTCAAGGTGGAACTGAACTCCAGCATGGGTTTTTAGAAAATCATGCTGACAAAAAACTATTGGATCAAGTACAGATAACAACTTCTGTACCTGAAAAGATTCCATTACATCCAACTAAACCAAATATACTTTGGCAAAAAAATTCATACGATCAACCTAATATTGCACCATGGTTCAGAGATCGAAATAATCATAATAAATATGATTGGTATGTATTTAATTCTAATTGGAGTTATGAAAAATTTAGAATGGCATTTGATATACCAACTGAACGATGTCACGTAATTAAAAACGGTTGTACAAGTTTTCCAACAAGGAAACCTTATAAAAAAGGTGATCCTATTAGAATCATTCATCAAAACACCCCTTGGAGAGGTTTAAGTGTATTACTTGGTGCAATGCAGTTAGTAAAAAATCCATTAATAAAATTAGATGTATATAGTTCTACAGAAGTTTATGGAGATGAATTTAAAAAACGTAATGATCATACATACGTACCACTTTATAAACAAGCTTCTGAATTACCGAATGTAAACTACATTGGTTATAAACCAAACAATTTTATTTTAGAAAATTTAAATAAATATAACATGTATGTATATCCAAGTATCTTTGAAGAAACATCTTGTATATCAGCAATAGAATCTATGTCAGCTGGGTTGTATTCGATTGTAACTAATTTTGGTGCATTATATGAAACTTGTGCAGAGTTTCCTATGTATGTAACCTACACAAAAGATTATAAAATATTAGCGCAAACGTTCGCTGCAGCAATTGATATGGCCGCTAGCACTTTACATGAACCAGTTATTCAAGAAAATTTAGATATGCAACAAGCTTTTTATAAAAAATATTACAATTGGAATAAAAGAGCTATGGAATGGAACAATTTTTTACAAGGCGTCATTAATGCAAAAAAGTAAAAATTGGTCTAATGATGACACCTACCAAACAATTAAAGAGGTAAATGTAAAACCACAAGATTCTTCAGAACCTATATGGTTTAATAAACCAGAACCTAAAAAAGATAATAAACAAATAAGACTTTGTGTAGGAACTCCTGTTCATTCAGAAGTATCTATTCACTACACACAATGTTTATTAGAAATACAAAAAGAATTTATGAAGAAAGGTAATAATGTATCTTTTTTAATGCATAAGTCTTCATTAATCACACAAGGTAGAAATTTAACAGTAGCTTCATTTTTAGAAACTAATGCTGATTATTTGTTGTTTTTAGATTCTGATATTGCAATCGGAACTCATGTAATAGAAAAAATGATTAATGCAGATAAAGATGTTATTTGTGTGCCGTACCCTTTAAAGAGTATTCAATGGAATAAATTAAAAGAAAAGTTTGAAAAAGGTATGATTAAAACTATGGAGGATATGGAAACTGGAGGATGTACTTATCCTGTTAGAATACCTGATTCAACTGATATAAATATGAAAAATGGAGTTATTGAAATAACTCACGCACCTGCAGGATGTTTACTAATTAAACGATCTGTGTTTGATGAATTAATTAAAACGTATCCAGATAGAAAGATAAAACAAAAATCAGTTATTAACGGTCAATATGAAGAAAAACAATTTTATTATAATTTTTTTGATACAATACATGATAAGAAAACACAAACTTATATGGGAGAAGATTTTGGGTTTTGTAAATTATGGACAGGTATTGGCGGTAAAATATTTGCAGTAGTAGATGAATATATTATGCATGTGGGTGAGCATCAATATATTGGAAGATACATGGATGAGTTTGTAAAACGTGACTAAATTATATTTAACATCCCCAACTACAGGACAAGTAGATATACACTACATGAGATCTGTATTTTTATTACAGGCAGAATGTAATAAAAGAAAAATAGGAATTACCTTACACTTACATAAAAGTTCTATTGTGACATTTGGTAGAAATGCGTGTACCGCAGCATTTTTAAACTCTGATGCAACGCATATGTTGTTTGTAGATACAGATATTCAATTTGATGAAAAAGATATATTCAGAATGATGGAAGCGGATGAAGAAGTAACGTTAATACCTTATCCAATGAAATGGCTTGATTGGAAGAAAGCAAACGAGATGCATCAAAGACATGGTATACCAGTAAACAAAGGTGCTTTTCATTTTCCTATGAAAGTATTAGGAGAAGACTTTGAATGTATTAATGGTTGGATGGAAATAGAACGAGGGCCTGCGGGTTGTATGTTAATTAAACGTGAAGCTATTGAAAGAATGATTAAGTTTTATCCAGACCTTAAAGTTAAACAGAATCATTTAGTTAATGAAAGTGTTAAAAACTCTACCCATTCTTATAACTTTTGGGACACTGAATTTAACAAAGAAACAGGTCAAATAATAGGGGAGGATTTTGCCTTTTGTGACCGTTATAGAAAGGCTGGTGGACGTATATTTGCACTTATAGACTCTGAAATAGCACACCATGGTAACTATCCTTTCCGAGCCAAGTTCATTGACGAATGCGGTAAAATTGAGTAAATTTACATAAATACGTATTTACAGGAGCTAAATAAAATATGAATCCAGTTTTAATGGCAGCACTTATATCGGGTGGTATAAATGCATTACAAGGTAAAAGAGGTTCCGACCTTTTAAAATCAACAGTTAGAGATACAGCAATTGCTTATGCATTAGGCCCTGGAGGTCAACAAGCAGCAGGTAAAGGTATTAGTGACATAGCTACACAAGCCGCACAACAAACTGGTAAGACAGCTGTTGAAAAAGAAATGTTAAAAGAGCTTGCTATGGAAGAAGCTCAAAGAGGAGTAGGTAAACAAACATTTGGTCAAAAATTACAAAAAGGTTTTGAAGCAATTGAAAAACCTTTTATGCAAGATGGTAAAATTTCAAAATTTAGAGTTGGATTAGGAGCAGCAGGTTTAGGTGGCGCAGCATATGCTGCAGGAATGTTTGATCCAAAAGATCCACCTCCGCCAAAATATCCTGGATATAATAGATTTTATGCAGCTGACCCAGGAATGTTTCAACCATTGTCAGGAAGATACGGACCCGATTATGAAAAATATCCAGAAGGTGCACCTTATTCAGGATTGCAAGAAGGTGGTATGGCAGAACAAGAAATAATGTCACCTGACGATGAAATGTTACAATTCGATATGCAACAACGGACAGCAGACGATGCAGGAATTGTTGGAAATTTAATGGAACGATTTAAAGAATCATTAGGAGACCCAGAACAAATGGCAAGAGCATCAAAAAGTATGATGAGAAGACCTGCAAGATTTGCAGAAACTATTGATACATCTGTTACACCTGTTGCCGATGTAACTGAAGCAACTCCGATGTCTGACAAGTTACCTGCAAGAATACAAAGAGAATTTGTATTAAAGTTTCAACAAGACCCAGATAGAACAGCAATCGAATACGCAACAATGATGAGAGATAATGATAGATTAACAGTTGCAGATGTTAAAAGAGCAAAAGAAGTTCTAGAACAATTAACTAGTGAAACTGAAGTTAGTTCTGAAGAGATGGAAGGAATTTTGGGTTTAACTACAAGAGGTAAATCTGGTGTTAGAGTTCCACAAGCACCCGATGCACCTGCACAAATACAAGAACTAATGGATACTTTTAGAGCAAGAGCATCAAATGAACCTGCACAACCTCAATTTAACAAAGGTGACTTAGTTGACGTGTTACCTTCTAAATATAAAAGAGATGAAAATGATGAATCAAATTATAAAAGAACTTCAGGTAAAATGGTAACTGATGAAACAGGTAAAGGATCAGGGAACAAGGACACTATGTTAGCACAACTAGCAGATGGAGAATTTGTAACTAAAGCTAAGTCGGTACTAGGTGCTGGTAAAGCAATGGGTGGTAAAGATAAAAAACAACAAAGAGAGTTAGGAGCTAAATTCTTTTATAAACAAATGAGTGAACTTGAGAAGATTGCGGAGACTGCTTAATGGATTTAGTATTATTCAAACCAGAAGAGATTGATAGAATTTGGCCTTTAGTAAAAGATAAAGTTCAAGCTGCTTTAGATAGAAACCATAATTTTAGAGATCACACAGATGTTAAAGAAAACTGTAAGAACGGTACGGAACAATTATGGGTTATTGCTGATAAGAAAGATAATGTTCATGGTGTTTGCATATCACAAATCATGCAACAACCTAATTACAATATTGGTTTAGTTAGAATAGCAACGGGACATGACTTACCTTTATGGGTAGATAAAATAAAAGAATTTGAAAACTGGGCTGAAACTAAATTTGGTTGTAAAAAAATTGAAATTTACGGCAGACCAGGTTGGAAAAAAATGTTAACACCATTAGGATATGAGTATTCTCATGTTCAAATGGATAAATTTTTAGGAGGAAATTAATATGTCTTCAGGAGGAGGAGGTGGAGGCGGAGCACCCGCAGACACTACAAACGTACAAACTATTAGAGAAGCTCCAGAAATCGAAGCTAGAAGACTTGGTTTAATGGACGAGGCTGCTAAACTAGCAGGAACACAATTAGGATTACCTGCGTTTCAAGTTGCTGGATTATCTGCTGCAGAACAAGCTGGTATTACTCAAGCACAAACTGGAGTAGGTTCTGGGTTACCTTCTATACAAGCTGCAGAACAAGCTGCTAGTCAATTTGGAACACAAGCAACTCAAGCTGCTGCTTTGGATCCTTCATCACAACAGTTTCAACAATATTTAAATCCATATCAATCTTACATCGTTGATGAAATCAATAGACAAGCACAACAAGGACAACAAAGAGTTGCACAACAAGCAATTTCTGCTGGTGCATTTGGTGGTGGACGAGAAGGAATTCAAAGAGCTGAAACTGAAAGAGCTAGACTTTCAGAAATTGGTTTAGCACAAGGAAGAGCATTTCAAGGTGCATTGGGAGCATTTCAACAAGGGCAACAGTTACAGGCTCAAACTGCATTATCAGCAGGTCAATTAGGAGCACAAACTGGTATAGCTGCAGGTCAAGCAAGAATGGGTCAACAAGCTCAAGACATTCAAGGTTTAATGGCTGCAGGTGGTTTAGAAAGAGGTGTAGAACAAGCTAAACTAGAAGCTGAAAGACAGACTAAATTACAGGATATTACAGATCCATATCAAAGATTATCTTTTGTATCTGATATTCAAAGAGGAGCACCTTCTACACAAACAACAGTTGCACAGGGCTTCGCACCAACGGCTTCACCTTTTGCTCAAGC